TTCCTGCTGCTGTTCCTGCTGCTGTTCCTGCTCTGCAGGATTTTCTGATTCATCGAGCATCGCATAGCCTTTTTTGATGAGCTCGCGACCGTGCTGTTCCAGAGTTTCCAGCGGAAGCCCCTCAGTAACGACGGTACCGCCGAAATAAATCGGTTTAAGTGCAATCAGTTTCATTTTCCCACCTGTAATAGCGGCCCGAAGGCCGCTATTTCATCAGCTACCAGCGCCAGTGCGGAATGCACCGTATACAAATGCTTCAGGGCGTTTGACGGCCAGCGCCAGACGTTCCTCGCAACGGATGGTGATCATGTTTTTCTCGAAGTCGTCGGCGTTCTCCGTGGAGATAACAACGTTCGCATCTTCGCGGTCGAAGATTTGCGCGCCAGCGTTGAAAGCACCAGTCAGGAATTTACCCTGGAAGGCTGCCGCTTCCGTGGCAACAACCGGCAAGCCCCACAGCGTCGGACCAGTCAGCGCTGCAGGGTTAGCCAGGATGTAGCGGCCCAGGCTATCTTTAGTCAGCTCGATCCGCGCCCAGTCAATGAAGTGAAGAACGTGGCCGGATGCCGGGAAGCGCGCCAACTGTGCCTGCAGCATTGCCAGACGCAGATCGTCAATACCGCTCTGCTGTTCAACAGTAAACGCCGGGTTAAACGCTGACGCCTGAGGAACGATGCCATGCAGATGCACACCGGTGCCGTCACCGAAGAGAATTTCCTGCTCTTCCGCGTACTTCAGTCCGTAGCGCATTTCGGCATCAACGGTTGACTGCAGCTGTGCGAAATCATCCAGGATCTGCTTGGAGGCTTTGAACAGGTGAGCGATGGTGCTGACGCCAGTGATTTTCGGCGTAAACTCAATGTCGCTGTAGGGTTTCTGCGTATTCTCAGGAACCACTTTCGCGTTATTGGTAAAACCCGTCTGCTGCACCCAGAAAATAGCCGGGGAGGAAGTGCGGCCAGGAGCAATCAGATCGCGAATGAACAGGCGTTGTTTTGGTGCCGTATCGATGCCAGGAATTCGCTGGGGTTCGACAACACCATCAGGCACATCCGCAGAAGTCAGTGCCGCCTTAACCGGGATACTGATACGTTTTCCACCTTCCACGCCGGAGGCAAAGGTTTTCAGCGCTTCAGCAGAGATCACCTGCTGGCCGATTGATTCCACAACATGCTTCGCGTTTGCCAGCGGCATCTGGGCAACATGTTGCTCCAGTTCTCCCATAGCTGCCTTCAGCGTTTTTTCTGCCTCACGCAGGGCGTTGAACTCAGAAGCCATTTTATCGACGGCCGCCTTTGTTTCTTCTGAAAGCTTGCCGGACTTCTGCGCCTCCTTCACTGCTTCTTCTGCTTTCGCGTTGAACTTGCCGGTTGCCTCTTCAATGCTGGCCGTGACTTTTTTCAGAATATCGTTTACTTCAGACATAAATGGTCCTTATTTGACTAACGCCGCCAGGGCGCTTTCAAGTGAATTGATGGTTTCAGGTTTGATGTCTTCGGCAGCGCCCGGCGTACCGTCGTTGGTGGTGACAGCGCCAGGCATGCCACCGGATAAGGCTTTAATGAGTTTTCGGCGCTCAGAGCGCGGGGTGTTGGTCTTGGCCAGCAATGCATCAAGTTTGCGAAGCGCGGCTGCAGGCGATTCGTCACCGTCGCTGACCGCATCAGCAGAAAGCAGGCTGTCTGCCAGTCCCTTCGCCACAGCATCACTGCCACCGATATAACTTTCGGCGTCCATCAGTTTCTGAACGGCGGCAATATCAAGGCCGGAGCGCGCCGCGTAGATATCAGCCATTGCGGTATCGAAGGGCTCCAGTGACTGTGCCAGTTCAGCAAAGTCATGGCGGTTTCCCATCGCGTATACCCAGCAGTTGTGGATCATCAGAAAGGCACCGCGACCAATCTGAATATCATCCCCAGCCATCGCAATTATCGAGGCGGCACTGGCGGCAATGCCCAGCACCTTCACAGTTACACGGCCTTTGTATTCGCGGAGAAGGTTATAAATAGCCAGACCTTCGAACATATCTCCGCCCGGGGAGTTGATATTCACCGTAACGTCGGCGCCATTCATCGCCCGAAGTGCACCGGCAATACGTTTAGCTGTTACCCCTTCGCCCCAATAGTCCTGTCCGATCACATCAAAAACAGAAATGCTGTTATCGTCGGTGGCCGCCGCTTTGATCCCGCCGTCCCAGCGGTCCAGTGCAGACGGTAATGTTTCACAGGTAACGCGCGCGCAGGGGCGACCCGCCGGTGCTACCGGAAGTTGTTTTTTGCTCATCAGGAAAGTGCTCCTAAGCGGCCTGTTTCAGCGGAGATTGTTCAAAGGAAATATCGGGGAATACGTGGTTATGCAGCTCTCGCAGGGCCAGGGCCTGAACAGCAGGGTTGCTGCTTTCGAGATTTTTCAGTTGCGTCAGGTTGAGCTGAACGGTGTAAATATCTCCCCCTTCAATTGGCGGCATGTTCTCAAGACGACGAACGTCATTACGGGACATCCAGCCATTCTGAAGCGCGCTGGTATAGTATGCCGCGCGACCGGCACTATCGGCTCGCAGTAGACCTTCGACAGAGAATTCTGCAAACACTTCGTCATCGCTGTCGAGTAAGCACCGGCCAATTTCCTGCTCAATATTCACCAGCAGCGGTCGAAGAGTATGAGTCAGGAACTGCAGGTTCATACCCTCGAGGCTGGATGCCCAGCTGCTTTGTTTCGTGGTGTGGCCAACCATGAAAGGAGGTACACGAAACCAGCGGCAGATTTCCTCAATACTGAAAGAGCGGCTTTCCAGCATCTGGGCGTCTTCCGGATTCATGGTAACGCCCTGATACTTCAATCCGCCTTCAAGTACCATGATTTTCCCGGCGTTTTTTGAACCGGTAAATGCAGCCATGTAGCTACGGAGTCTTTCACGTTGTTCGTCACTCAGCGCATTATCAGCGGAGAGAAAACCTGAACTCTGAAGCCCCTGTTCAAATATCTTCGCAGCAGACTCCTCAACCGCCATTGCTGAACCGATCACATCCCGTCCGGTTTTCATCGGCATCATGCCGCAAACACCGTCCAGACCGAACCCGCGAATGTGCATGATGTTTTTGACGGAAATGACGCGCTCGCTACCGTTTTCAGTGTATTTGTATTCCAGCGCCCCGGAAGTGAGACGTTTAACCACCATGTTCTGCGGCAGCAAAGGCACGAGCGAAACCAGGCGATTTGCGATGAATTTCTTCTCAATGAAGGCGTTCCCGCGCAGGCAGATACTGGCGACCACCATCAACATAAAGCGTGATGGCGTCATTTCTGAATTGGGACGGCGGCACAGTATCGAATAGGCAGGGTGATCGGTTGCTGCTTTTCGTGAACCGTCAGGCTGTCGAATGTATATTTTCAGCGGAAGGGTTGAAATAGACTCACTTAACAGCCTTACGCATGCCCACACAGCCGATAGCTGAATGGCTTTATCGGCCGTTACCACCTTTCCGCTGCTGCTGGTACCAAACCATTCCTCCCAGAACGTGCCGGTAGTGAGGCTGATAGGCACACCGAGCCAGTTAAGCAGAGCGCTTTTCACCCTGCCAGGCTGTTTGTTTTTTTTCATCAGAAACCTACCATGATGGGATTATTGAAGAATCCGGAAAGATCCTGCTGGTCGTTGCCACCGTTAACCAGAACGCGGCTCATTGCTGTGAACAATGCCGCCGGGCCATCAATCTTGGCCTCTGGTGTGGACTTGTTCGGGAAAATATTCTCGTTCCTGTCAGGTTTGACGGTTACGTTGGACATCATCCAGTTCATTACCGGGTGATCGCTGTGATGGAAGCGGCCACCATATACCAGTGCTTCGACCTCTTTCATCGCCTCAGAGAAATTGCGAACCGTCTGCGGCACCTCCACCAGTGGCAACCCTTCTTCTGCCAGCGCAAGGCTGAACTGCGTAGCACTCCAGGGATCGAAGCCAATTTCTTTCAGATTCTCGCCAGTAACCCACACCTGCAGCTCTTCCTTAATCTGAGCATGGTCGATTACATCCCCGTCTGTAAGGATCAGCTTGTCCATCCCGGCCCACTTACGATAGAGCTCTGCCATCTGGCGTGAACATTTCTCAAGGCGTCCCTCCGGCAGCCAGAATTTAAAATCTGCATGGACATGACCATCCGGAGCGCGCCAGACTTTAGCGGCCGCACAGATATCAATTTTGTTTGAAAGGTCAACGCCTACCCAGGAGGGATAGGTTTTAAGCTCGTGCTGCGGGGCGATAAACTCGCATTTCTCCCATTTCATCATGTCCATCCAGGCAGACTCAGCGGTAACCCAGATATTCATGTGCTTGGTGAAAAAGTTAATCCTGGCGGAAACCTGCTCTTTCGCCTTTTTAGCCAGACGGCGCAGGTCATCCCAGCGCTTACAGATACCCAGCCCCGGATTCGCCTTCTGCCAGACTTTTTCATCAAAGGGATCGTCACCTTCGTCTAACGTGTAGATGATGGCAAAAAACGTATCGTCTTTTACCAGCCCACGCAGCACCTTGATGGCGTAATCACGCAGTTCGTAGCAGATTCCTTCTTTGTTGAAGCCAGCAGTGGTGATACCAAAAAGCAGAGATTGCAGACGCGCGCCGGTTGCCGTCTCCAGAACGTCCCATACGTCACGAGTTTTGTGAGCATGCAATTCGTCGACGATGGCGCAGTGAATGTTCAGGCCGTCGAGGTTGTTCGCATCTGATGATAATGGCTCAAACTTGGAGGCTGTTTGTTCCTGGTAGATAGCGAGCTTGTTGAATTCGAAGATCCGCCCAAGAGTGGCTTTCGCCTTCTTGACCATATTCTTCGCGTCTTCAAAAACAATTCTCGCCTGGTCACGGGTGGTTGCAGCGGAATAAACCTCCGCCCCTCCCTCGCCATCGGCACCAGCCATATACAGCCCTACGCCGGAGCAAAGCGTTGATTTGGCATTTTTACGGGCCACCTCAACATCAGCTGTACGGAAGCGTCGAACCATTACTGGACGACCGCTGCCGTCATTACGCAGGACGGTTTCTCCTGTTTCCTCATTAACCAGCGGGATAACAAACCCAAAAATATTAATCAGGATGAAAACATGCCAGTCCATCAGCTCAATAGGCTGGCCTGCCAGCGCTCCTTTTACGTGAGGCACAAAATTATAGAAATTCAGAATGTGCTGCGCGCGCGGCTCACTGAAGAAAATTCCACGCTCTTCGCCGTGTGCCAGATCGTCAAGAAAACGCTGACAGGCAAGGCGCACATACTCACAGGCAATAATTTCCCCCGCCACTACCCTCTCGGCGTAGCGGATGCCTTCTGCAACCTTAGCCATTAATCCCTCGCTTTCATAAACTCGGTCAGCGGGTCAACCACGTCAGGACCTTTTGCATTCACCTTAGAGCGGCTGGCTGGCGTCATGCCAAACTCACCGAGCATGGCGCGAAGACGTTTCCAGGCGTCAGCTTTCATGATGGCGGCCGGGTGAGCCTTGATCATTCGTATTTCTCGCTTTTTGCCTTCGTCTGAATCTTCGTCGCTGTATACAGCGTAGGTGTAGCCTTCTCTCTCCAGCGTATCGCAGTGATGCCGGTACTCGGTGTATACCTCAACTAGTAGCTCAAGTGCTCTCGCGTCCAGCTGCGACATGACGCCAAGCGCATCGAGCTCTTCGGCTATACGCTTGAACCAGTATTTCCCCTGCTTGTCGAAATGCTTTGGTGTTGTGGGTACCCCAGCAGCAGGCTTTGGTTCGTTTTCATTGATCGGTCGTTTTGATGGGTTACCCCTCACCAAACGTAGATGTGTCGGGGTTTTCGGTGGTCCAGACATAATCGAAAACTCCTATTAATCATCGAATGGGGGACCCCATAAAAAAGTTTTCTAACCTGCGGCGATGTGAAAAGAGGTTAGGCGGCGGTCCTTTGGGCGACCGGCTACAGGGATTTGACCTCCCCCTCCCCTCCATACCTGTTGATGACAATCATTATCACTTGAAGCGCTCGCGCCCTGTTTTCGAGCGGTGGCAGGGCCAGCACAGACTTTCGAGGTTCGAATCATCATCGGTCCCCCCATGAGCCTTAGCCTTGATATGATCAACGGTTGTGGCCGCAACAGCGCGACCAGTACGCAGGCAGTTCTGACACAGATGATTATCACGCTTCAGAATACGAGCACGCTTGATATCCCACTTGCTACCGTAACCACGTTCATGGCGACTCTTGCCTTGTTGGTGCTGCTGCCAGCCTTCGTTGCGATGTTGCTCGCAGTAGCCAGAGCGATCCGTTGTCGTACCAGGGCAACCGCGCTTGCGGCAGGCACGAGGTATTAGTGCTGGCATGGTTCACCATTACGCAAATCAATAGTGATTTGGTTTTCAGCGTAGTTTTTATCAAGATTAAATACCGCTGTTACGGTGGGGAGTTCACTACACTGAGTATCAATAACCGTCGATACTTGGTTATCAAGAAGCTGTCCATTTACAGCTATTCCATAACCCATGAAGCGTTCTCCGCGATACAGCTTAGCAAGCTGAAACTTCATAACTATTCCCTTTTAGACGTGAGCCTGTCGCACGGCAAAGCCGCCAAGAGTTAACGGATTACCCAGGCTCACTACTGAAAGACTCTCTTTGATGTGCGCGTGCGATGCGCGTAGAAGACTGATTTATCAACCTGTCTTTATATCAGGATTCATTACCTGACTATTTGTGGGTAAAGTTCGTAGTGCGCTGATCGTGCAAAATGATTTTAGTTGGGAACAGATCGCAACTCTGTCCCATAAAAATCTGAATATTTCCATCTGTTCCATATCCAGCGCATTGACCATCGGGATACTGAAGGGAGACTCCATCATCTCTTAGAAAGATCACCATCTCTTTCGTTTCAATTTGCATATAGCCACCTGGAGGATTTATGAATGCAAGGATTTTCATGGACTATTACCATGAGATTGATTTTCCATCTTTATTCGCGAGAGCAGTGGAAAGCGATGACGATGTGGGTACTACATTGCGCATTCACCTACTTTGTGAGCGCATGGTCGAAGCATGGATATGCGCATGCTGTGACTGCCAAGATCTCTTTGGAAGAGATAAAAACAAACTTTTAATCGAATGTAATACTAAAATATCCATGGCGGGAAACTTGGGAATTCCCCCGGAACTCATGAAATCACTAAAAACCATCAACTCAATGCGTAATGACCTTGCACACAATCCATCAATACAAAGCATTGCTGATTCAAGGATCCAGAGCCTGAAGGATACTCTGACTGAATATTTTAAACAGCATCCAACGGAACCCAGCATGGAAGAATCAAAACTGGGTATTTTTAACGCCGAGAATCAATTAACCGAAGAAATTTCATTAGATAGTGACAGTTCAAAAAACAGACTTAAGCTAATCTTGCTGTTCAGCAAGTTAATGCAGGTGTTAATGCAATTAGTTGCAACTAATCATAATGGGCGCTGGGATAACCAATTTAGCCAATTTGTTTACCATGTGACCATGAACGCAACAAAGAGATAAATCCAAGCCTGTTTTGTACGGGCTGTTGCATTATCACAGGCACTCAGTGAATGCCTGCTGTAATGCCTAATACCTTAAGGGAAGGAGAGGCCCAAGTTGACCAGCACAGCTTTCTTTTCCTCAATACGGCGGTCAAGTTCAGCCACTGCATGCGGACGTATGGCCTCAAGAAAGACATTATCCTGATAGGTAGACTGGATTGTCACACCAAGTCCAGCACCACTTTCCAGTATGCTTTTCTGACGCTGTAGTTCTTTTATATCGTTATTGAGGTAATACGCTTCACTTAGGTTTTCTGCGTTCATCGTGTAACCCTGCTGTTATTGGACTCTCTCACCGACTCGTAAATGCGTTCACAAGTCATCCCGGCGGCATAGCGTTCGTCAGCGATTCCAGCATAACGTTTAGCTTCTGCTGCAATATCTCCGAGCATGTCGGCGAGCATTCTGGCGTCGGCGTTGGTTGTTTTGCTTCGGACGGTAGCGGCAAGGTTTGCGGTGTGCTTTGCGGCGTCCAGGCGGCTGGCAAGCTTTGTTGCTTCGGAGCGCAACTTGCTAACAGTGGTATACAAACCAGCAGCAGTGGCAGCAGATTTAGCGGCTTGTGCTTGTGCATATCTTACGGCCTCATCACGGGCAATTATGCGCCCTTGTTCAATCATGCGAGCGGCGGTCTGTGCGTTCGCTGTTTGCGATGATTCTAAGCTGTCACGCTCGGCCCACTTCTTTTCCCAACCCCGATCACTCCAGACATTTCCGGTGATAAACGCGCCTACCACCAGCAATATTAGCGCCAGTGGTTTCCAGTATTGTTCCACCAGCGCGATATTCATGATTACCCCGCCAGTTCGACTGCGCGAACAAACGTATCGAATCCGTAAGGCTGGCTACCGTTCTCGTGCTTAATGATTGCCTGTAGCAATTTCATCATGAAACGGCTGTCGCTGGTATCGATGCGCTGGTCGGGGGTAACGCCCGCCGCCTGAGCCACGCTGTTGATATACGCCTGTGTGTTGTTCTCGTTTGGCGGGGCCCAGCGTTTGATAATGCCGCTTACAGTGTTCAGACCATGCTTGCGCTGGTAGTTGCGCAGGATGATGATCATCGCCCGGATACCATACTCAGGCGTGGTGAACTGGCAAAATGCTTTATCGGTGCGCTGTGTTTTGGGTGCCAGGCCCTGCCATTCGTCACCCCAGCGGATATTGCCGGGATTATTGTTGCGGATACCGCGGGAAACATTACTGGTTGTCATCGGTCACCCCTGCCCTTTTTTTGAGTGCGCTGATAGCGATTTCGCGCAGTTTGTCTACGCCGACGAATCCAATCACACCACCGACGAACGGTGATATCGATACAGGAAGGCCAACCACATCAAGCGCGCTGGTGATGCATAAAGAAAGGGCGCCACAAAGGACGCCCTCAAGCCATTTATTTTTTCGTGTTGCACCGTCATATATCAGACGACCATAGGCAATGAGTCCGGCCATTGACGCCCCCAGAATCTGGGGCCACGCATTTTTGAGTCCGGTCAAAACCGCAGCCCAGAATTCAGGGTTCTTGTCATTCATTTTCATAGCCTCACCTCGCATAGTTAGCGGGTGCTGTTTGTAGTAAGGGAGCAGGCTTCACGGGCTGGATTTATCAACAATATGTATCGTGGATGATTCCCGTGAGCCTGAAATAAAAAAGCCCCGGCGAATGCCAGGGCTGGTAAATCTCAAATTTAAATATCAAAGGGATTTCGTTTTAGCTCCAGAGCTTCCTGTTGTCGCCAATGCAACCAGGTTGGTTTTAATGACTTAGCCTTCTCTGATGATGAGCAAGTTTTTTGGTATAGGTATTCAGTCATACTTATACCAACCTTGGTATCTGGAAATACCCCATGGTATGTGCCGTCAGGATCCTGATGATTGGATACGAATAACAATTGCACAAAAGTATTCATACCTTCATTAGACAAATAACAAGAATGAATAAAACGTAGGGTATGAAAATGGTGACTATCTAAATTAACCATGATGCTCTCCATGTGGAGTTTATAGCACTCATGTGCACATCACCCGGCGGGTGAAGGGCAAATTTTAACCTTTCCCCTCAGTTTCATCCAACAACAATAATAAAACCCGCTCATCGGCGGGTTTATAAAACTTTGGCAACATATCAAATATGCTTCAAATATGGCTTATTTTGTTGCATTTTGCAAGCGTGTTTGAAGGAGATAGTGAAATTTACTTCACATTTCTGCCACTTTGAGGGCTTCTTCTTCCGCATAGTATTCAAGAGCCATGGCCAACGCAGATTCATCAAGCTGGGTAAAAGCGGCCTTTAACCCAGCCCAGTGCCCTGAATAGACACGCAACCATGTCGAACGGTCAACGCTAACCATACGGGCCAACGCTGCACCAGCATAGTCTTTATAGGTTTCATTATTTCTGGTTGCGGCAATTTCCTGCCCTGCCAGCCATACCAGGCCTATCAGTTTCTTTACTACGCGCTCCTGAAGGGAATTATCACCCAGGCATTTCTGATAAGTTTTCCAGACATATTCACACATCATCACCTGGTGCTTATAGCTAAGGTCAAAACCGTAGCAGTACCGCAACCAGGCCTGCTGGTATCCACTAAGCGCGGACACTGCCCTACGCCACGGCGCGGACTCAAATTCCGCATCTTTTATCGGCGGCATTGGCCTGCGGCGGCTGCGTGTTTCCAGCACATACAGTGGCGCGGAAAGCGAGTTAACAAAGCGTGGCCCCTTCTCTCCTTCGAGTTCGACGAGATGAATTCCACGGCGCGGGGTGGCATTTTTGTCTGCTGGTGGGTGTTCACTGAAAGCCTCAAGCTGCCCTTTTGTCCCCCCAGAGAGGTCAGGTAGCGCGCGGCGCAATTCTATTCTTACAAAATTCAGGTCTTGTTGATTCATGCTTCTTTGCGCTCCATACACTTAAGCTTTCGCAATTACGCCGATCGCCAGCGCCCGATCCATAAAACGCAGTAGCAGCTCAAGCTGCGTACCATGCTTCTGCTCGAATGCCGGTACATCGGCGTGTAACTCGTCGTGGCACTCTCTGCACAGAGGGATCACGAAGAGGTCATGGGCTTTTGTTGCTGCCCCCCCCATACCGTGCCCTACGATATGGTGCGGATCATCTGCTGGCCGTCGGCAACACTCACAGGGTTGTGTTTTAACCCAGCGGGTGTACGTCTCATTTATCCAGCGGCGACGTTTTGGCCTGAGCATAAAAGACTCTGGCGACTCCGGATCAACAGAGAGTGTGAGGATCTTCTTCGCCTTCTCCTGCACGAGTCTGGTTGCTGACGAGGAAGGCACTATGTCGCTTTCCCTCATGACAGAACGGATCTTCTCATCCGGAAGGCGCAGCCCTTTGTGCGCAACGCTTTCCGGAATAACATCAGCCAGGTCGTTTCTGACCATCCACCAGCACAGTTCCGGAAGCGTCAGGATATGCGACTCGGGAAAACCAGAATCACGCCGAATGACTTCCAGAATCCAGGATACCAGGTTTCCGGCCGCTATACCTGCAAGCTGTTCGGTATGCTGCCCCGACAAAGTGTGATCGCAATGCCAGCACAGGCGAATGCTTCCTGGTGGGTGTCGCATTGTTGTGAAGTTCTTGTCGTGCCACGTTGAATGTGGCCACTGGCATTCAAACCGATTACTCAACCATTGCTCAAGGGAAGAAATCCCACCGGCACGCTGAATAACCCTCTCATTCTCGAAGACCTGACGCATTACCGGATCATCAGCCAGCGGCTGAATGGCTGCCGGAACAGCCCCGGTACTGAATGACGACATTTCTTCTGGTTCAGGCTCGAGCAGAACGCGACCGCGCATGAAGAGGTGCATTAATTCCGCACCGGGACGAAACAACACAATTCCCATACGATGGGCGATTTCGGGGGTAAGCAGAGCTCTCACGCGACCTGCCCCCTAGCAGTGTGTTCTGCCCATAGTCCACCAATCCAGCGCACGCCTTTCGCGGTGAAACGTGCCTGGCTGAATGCATGATTTGAGGTTACGGATGTGCCGGTTTTCACTTCAAAACGGCCCGCATCAATATGCTGATGCCGTGGGGTCATCGTTCCGCCAAGGCGATACATGATGTCGTTCTCAAGGAGGAATAACCGCAGATCGGGTTCTTTGGCCTTAAGCAGTTTTGCCACCTGGCGGAATGACATTGACCCACTGGCTGTGCAGTACAGATCAACAAACTCTACCTTCGGCGCCGCGGCAGCCAGTTCGTTAGTCAACTGCTGTTTTTGTTCTGCAAGATCAGCTGCAAGACGTAGGGCTTCAGAGAATGATTGAGGAATCGTCTGCTGCTGTGCCTGCTCAAGCTCCTGCCAGCGATCAACCAGACGCGCGGTAAACTCCGGCGACAGCTGCGCGACAACGATATAACTGTCCCGCTTCCCTATCAGATAAACCGATACCGACTGATTGAGGTGATTTTTAACTTCCCCCATTGGGGGGAGTTCAATAACACCGCGCTCTGCCAGGCGTTCAATGGACCGTTTAACATGGTCATGTCGTGATTCCACCAGCTCAGCAATATCGCTGCTGGACATGGTTAATGCTGTTGTTGCTAATTGGCTCATACTTTTCTCCATATCAGGCGGCTGCACCCGCCGGTTCATATCTGCTGATCGTTATCTCTACCCGACCTTTCGGCACAACGGGTCCCCATTCCACCAGCATGCGCTTAATCTGGCTGTCGTCTTCCCAGACACCCGCATGCGTCAGCGCGTCAAACAGGGCTTTGTTGTAATTATCGATATCCCGACGGCGCGCATCCGGCGGGTACAGAGTGATTTCTACCGCTGCCAGTTCAGTCGATGGCTTCGGGAGACGTCGTAATTGCTCAATGATCGCCACGCAGGCAGCGCTCTGGTATTTACGACCATCAGCGCTAATGAGGTGACGACCGGCCAGCGGCCCCTTGTTAGGGGCGCGCCAGTAAGTGTTCACGCTCGGAGGGAACGGGAGCACAAGTTTCATGCCACCTCCTGTTGTTGCACTGCACACAGTTCCGGAAGATTTGCCTCCACCAGCGCCCTGGCGAATGGTGGTGGTACCGCATTACCGCAGCGGGCTACCTGCTTATCTTTTGCATAGCGATTTCCACGGTAGTCCTGATCAATAACGTATCCATCCGGGAAGCCCTGCGCTTTGTAGAGTTCATGCGGCTGCAACATGCGCATTCCGATATCAACGATCTGGTATTTAACCCCATCGATCGTTACCAGCCATTCATCGTCACTTTCCCCGCAATACGTCTCAAGAAATGTGCGTACCTCACCCACGTGTTGGCCACCAGCGGTGATTGTTGGCATGGGCACATCAAGGCGTTGCCCGTCGCGGCATGTTCCACGCAGTTTCACCAGGTGAGAGGCAACTACTGCATGATGGTCGACAGTGGTCACTGAGTGCGCGGGCTCATCCATACTGACACCCGGCCCCGTATAGTTACCGCCGTAGTGTTTTGCCAGGAACGCGCTCACCGTCGCGAATTTATTTCCACCTGCAGTAACGGTCCCCAGCGGGTTATCCAGCCGCAGCACACGCGGTTCTTGTCCAGGTCGTTCGCCATAACCCATCTGGATCAGCGTAGGCGTTACCAGTTGAGATTTACCGCCACCACCAGCGGTGATGGTTGCGCTCGGTTCGTCTGCCCGGTGGCCGACGCTGGCCCCAAACTGGCGGGCTATCACTGGCGCAACAAGACAGGCGCGGGATTGCTTCAGAATGGTATGAGCAGGTTTATCCAGCGGGCGCGGTTTAGCCTGGTATTCACTCCCACCATTACCCGCCAGGAATGGCGTCAGTGCAGCCTCAACAATCCCGAGTGCATGCCCATTGCCACCTGGACGTTTTGATGTGCCAGCGGTTACCGTCGGGACAGGTTCGGTAACGGGCTGCCCGGTTGCGCCAGTGCGGAATTTTGTCAGGTGTGGAACGGCTAACGCGTAGCCGAGTTTTTTAGTAATGGTCTGTAATGGCTCATTCAGCGACTGCCCGCGAAAAGCGTCATACGAATTTTTAGAGCTTGTGTGGTTACACTTCACGATAAACGGCGACGCACTGTCGATAACAAAGCGCTGTATGCCGCGCGCGATCCGCTTCAGAGTGTTCTCCGCCAGCGGTTTTTTGCGGTCGAAGATGGACAGGGCTGGGACATTCCAGTCGATACATTCCGCCGCGGTACGCCATGGCATCAGCCTGCCGCTCTGCACCTCCAGAGACTTAGGATCCCCATGGGTAACAGCAGGCCACTGGATTGGGCAGCCATCGCAGCGCATAACCATGAAGAAGCGTTTGCGGATCGTCGGCGCGCCGTAATCACACGCGCGTAGTTCGCGATAATCAACATCATATCCAAGCCCATCAACCAGCTGTTGCGCCTGCTCGCTACCTCTTTCAATAGACAGAAACTCACAAACCTCTGACAGTGCCGGGTGGTCAGCAGGAATGCCAGTGGACAGCATGCCGACAAATGCATTGAATGTTTCGCCAGTGCGGGTAGGATCCGGACGCATTTCATCGGCCAGCAACGGTCCCCACGTTTTGAACTCTTCCACGTTCTCCAGCATCATCACGCGCGGTCTCTTCGCCAGTGCCCAACGCAGAACAATCCAGGCCAGACCGCGTATCTCTTTTTTCACTGGCTTTGCGCCTTTTGCCTTCGAAAAGTGTCGGCAGTCCGGGCTAAACCATGCCAGGCCGACAGGATTACCGCCGGTGGCAGCTACCGGATCCACGTCAAAAACGGATTCACAATAATGCAGTGTGTCCGGGTGGTTCGTCTTGTGCATCGCAATGGCGTTTTCGTCGTGGTTGATCGCAATATCCACGCTGCGCCCGATCGCCAGTTCAATACCCGTTGATGCGCCACCGCCACCAGCAAAGTTATCAACGATAATCTCACGCATGGGTTACCCCCTGCATGCTGCCGACAAGACCACGCGCAATTGTGATGATTTCGCTGGTGGCCGTTCGTTCCAGCCAGAGTTGATTGATGTTGGCTTTCAGCTTGTTCTGCTGTGATTCATCCAGCATGTCAGCGCCGTCTACCTGGTCGAATACAATTCCAACCTCCAGCGGCCAGATACGGGACTCGGGAAGCGGATCCGCAACTGGTTTAGCTTTATCACGGATGTGCATGCGGATCTGGCGAATATTGGACCAACTGGAAACATCCAGGCATCCCATAGCTGCAATGAAATCAGTACTGTTCATGCCATATTCACCAGATGCTTCAAGGGCAACAGTGCGAATACGTTCCGACATATCCAGGCGCGCAGCAGCGTCATCGCATTTAATCGACAACAGCCACTCATCCACACCGAACAAAATACTCTCACGAATAAGCTGCTTCGCTTTGTCGATCGTTAATGGTGATACCTGAGTGAATTCCGGTGCTTCGACAGAATCCGCCGCCCAGGTATGCCCAAACTTCGATTCACTGAATGTGTATTCTTCTTTATCGCCGAACGCAGCTCTAACGCATGCCCACGCCTCGACACCGCTGATATCAAAAATATCTTTCTGGGTAAGTGGCAACTCTGCTTCTGGCTTGTCAGCTACAGATGGTGTGGCAGTTGCAGGTTGAGACTTGCTGGCAGCAAATTGCGCCAAAGTCATAAACGCCCGCCCTTTTGCCTCCAGTTCTGTACGGTTGATATAGCTGAACCGCTCACCACGCCATGACTTATCGAATACAGCTATAGCACCGGCAAAAAACGCGCTGGTGGGCTTCTGTTTTTCATCAGCAGGTACAAACCACACAGGCAGATCGAACCCAATGCGCCCGCGAATGAATACAATGTGATCGGCATCTTCCGGCCACCACGTTTCACTCGGCGCGGCTTTTATCAGGAATACATAGCGACCGCCCTTCTCGCGCTGGGCTGCTGCGTACTTCATGATGTGCGTCATACCAGTGATCGCCTGTTTCTCGTGGTACTGCGAACGGCTATACGGTGGGTTGCCATAGCCAGCGCCACCCAGTTCTGCAAGACGTTCAGACCAGTCCTGCGTCAGCGCGTTATCTTCGGCGGTGTACCACGCAGGGCACTTCGCGTTGTCGTCGTCAGCGAACAAGTCCAGGACTAATGGGCCAAATAACGCGTTGATCCCCCAGAAAAGCAGATCCGGTGTCCTCCACTGATCTCCAACTTCTTTCAATTCGTGAGCTGGTTTACTGCGCAGTTCTGCCAGCGCCTGGCAATATTTATTTGGCATCATGAGCGGAACCCCGAATTTTCTGGCAGTGAGTAATCAACGGTCTGATAACTGGCCCGTGCTACTGGTGAATCACCTGTAGGCTGTTTCATGGACACGGAAAGCTTCAGACTTAATTCGTCCCACTTTTCGCGAAGTTTTGAAGGGCTGAGGACGTTTTTGCACCAGAAGGAATCCTGATTAGCTCGTTTGAAGAGTGCGCAAATTTGCTTATGCGTTCTGCCGTCCTGCGCCACCATCAGGCGCACTTCGTTTGCCCAGGATGCCCAATTAGGCTCTTTAGGTCGGACTACTTCACCGTCACTTTCAGCGGCCTGCTCGTACATCGCGATGATTTTTCCCCACAGGTATTCCGCACAAGTCAAATCATCCTGACTGCCCCACTGCCGCTTCGGTACATTCCAGGTCACTGCTTCAGGATGTTTAGCAAGAAACTGTTCAACAGGAGATGAACTTTCAGCGTCCGGTTGCGAAGCTTCCGGACAAGAAGGGTTACTGATCTGTTTGTGGTGATCTGAGTAATGATCTGTATAGAGAATAGGTTCCGCGACTTCGCGGTTAGGGTTCCGCGGTTCTACGTTTTCGGTTCCGTGATTCTGCGGAATGGGTTCCGCGACTTCACGTTTCCCGTTCCGCGATTCTGCGGAATCCAGCGTTACCGGGAATAAAACGTTGATTAGAGCTTCGCCATTGATACGGTAATGCGTCTTTTTAGTGCCGTTTACCTGTCGCTGGGCCTTCTCAACAACCCCTGGTAACCATCGGGTACAAATCTTGTTTACCAGACGCTGCACCTGATCTTCACTCACGCCGCGAATCTCTGCCGCCAGCTCACTGTGTTCTTTGTAAAACCAGCCATCATTAAGGTCTGATTTACCGGACCAGAACACAAGCTGATTTAGCACAGCACCCAAAGCATGCGCCTGCTGATCGCCGGAGAAATAATCTAGGTACGGAACCGGAATGGTGATGCAATTCCTTTGCCCCGATAGCGATTGAACGATTTCAAATATCTGGCTCATGGTCGTCCGTTATCTCCCTGAATTTTTGCCTGAAATGCTCAAGTGGGCTGAAGCATTCGTGCGGGTAGCCATCACGCAGATAGATAACGCGCTGTGTTTCTGGCTCCCAGCGGATAACACGGACTTGCACTCCGCGGTGGTCTTTGAACCTTCGGTTAAGTTCGCGCACAGGCGTTTTGCCCTCCGGTTGTAGACCCCCACAATTGAAACCGCCCTACTGTGGTTACACGGAACCCAGCGGTTTGATAATCTGCGTTCATACCGAAACAACGGAGTACCCGAAACCGGGATCATCCTGAGTTGCGGTAGACGGTTAAAAGCCGTTAAACTGCTCATGCGGATTATTTCTCCATACTCGAAGAGTTGTTCGCCAAGGCGCCCGGAGCTGCACACTCGCGGGCGTCACTCTTTTCAGCGACACAAAAAACTCGATAAAGAAGCGTTACGTGCTCCTGGAACTTCGCGATAACCTGATAGCTGTTTTCCTCAATCTGAGCACGCTCATCTGCGTCAATTACCCCATCAGCCGTGGCTTTACGTACATAATTAGAATGACGGCCTATCCATTCGATGGACTCCATCAGGCGTTGGTTGATATCGGCGTTATCCAGATCATCAACATCTGCCAGCGGTACAAATACGCCCTGAGAATGGCGCGCAACGGCATCAGCGATATGAGTTGAACCACCAGCACGCTGTAAAACCATCGCCCATCCAATAGGGAATATCTGATCCCCGTCGATACGAAGGCGGTTAAACAATGCGTTTTCTGTTACCCCCAACCATTCCGCCGCTTCGGCGTAGCCACCAGGCAGGTCGGTAATCGTCTTTTTTATCGCAGCCACCAGCCATGCTGGCTGACGTTCGACTTTCCAAATAGGCTCGTTACCCACGGCTTACCCCTTAGTTCTGTGGTTTTATGTCTGTACTCGCGCCTGTACAGTTCGAATAGCGATGTGGATAAAGGATTTCTAGCTCATTGATTTTTCCAGAGAAGAAACTGACAAGACGCTCAGCAATATCCAGTGAAGCAATTTGCTGCCCTCGCTCTATTCGACTTAGATTTCCCGGGTCGATATCAACCCCTTTTGCTACATAGGAAAGAGTCATACCTTGCGATTTACGCAAGATTCGTAACGGTGATTGCATATACCCTCCTTTAATTGCGTAAAACGCATATTAATTGGAACATACGACTTGCGCAAGTTGCTTTGCACATCACGCAAAAAAAACATGTAATAGACGCATGAACATAGGAAATCGCATAAGAGAACTTCGCACTGCGAAGGGTCTAAAAATCGCTGATCTTGCTGAAGCCGTTGGTGTCGACGGAGCTAACATCTCGCGTGTAGAAACTGGCAAGCAGAAGTCATTTACTGAACAATCACTTAGCAAATATGCTCAAGCTTTAGGCGTTAGCGTTGCTGATCTATTTACTCCAGGTGGAAATAAAACTACTGTATGTGAATACAGTGGTAGTAACCCACATTCTGGAGATGGATCTGTGTTTAGAGTGGAGATTCTTGATGTTAGTGCCAGTGCTGGTGGCGGCTTTATTCAAGGCAGCGACATCATTGATGTCATCAGGTCAATCGAATACAACAATGAACGTGCGCTAGCGATGTTCGGCGGAAGAACGGCAGATCAAGTAAAGGTAATCAACGTTCGAGGCGACAGTATGGCTGAGACAATCGAGCCTGGTGATCTTCTCTTCGTTGATATCTCTATTCATGAGTTCGATGGTGATGGAATCTATGTATTTGGTTTTGATGATAAAATTTACGTCAAACGATTACAGATGATACCTGATAAGTTGTTGGTGATATCGGATAACCCAAAATATAGAGAATGGTCCGTGGACAAGACTAACGAACACCGTTTTTACATTTTTGGGAAAGTAATGATAAGCCAATCTCAATCATTCAAACGTCACGCCTGACGCTACATATCAATGTTGAAACCGCCTTTATGGCGGTTTTTTTATGCACCTAACATTGCGTAATTCGCAATTAATTACTTGCGTTATTCGCAATTTAATTTTATTGTCTACTCCATAGCGAACAGGCAGGACGCCCACGAAGTAGCCGCCGGTGGCGTATGAATAACCGGATGATTCGCTGACAGGTGTCTTCGGGAGGGGTAACAGAGGCGCGGTCTGATTAACCGCAACTCGTAGTCAAATTCCTATAGCTGGTGGCGATACCCAAGCCAGGAATACCAAAACCAGCAGGAGTGTTAAGGTCAAGGGCTAATCACCCCCTTAGCACCCCGCCCGAAGATATCTACCACCGCGCCTGATGTGGTTAAAAGCAGGCCAAAGCAATAACAGTAACTCTCTGTTCTGGCGGCCCGGTGTTTTCCCGTTTGTCCGGTAACCGCCAGCCTTTTTCAGGGCACAACAGAAAAGGGCATCACCGGGCGACGGGCTCATAACCCAATCCACCCGGGCAAAAGAAAGCGGTCTCTGCAAGCCGCCGACCAATGCAGGTGCCCTTCTCTGTTGTGTATGGAGAAAGTTCGGCGGTTGCAGCCGCCTTAGCGAGGGTAAAACCATGAGTAATGACCGCATGACCGTAGTGCCAGATTTTCTTGGCGAACTGGATGCCGGCGTGTTCATGAACAAAATCGCGGCAGCACTTAATACCACCGCGCTTGGCGTTCTGAACAATGGCAACAAAGGCAAAGTAGTCCTCACCTTTGATTTTGAGCGTATGGGTAATTCCGTTGAAGAGAAGCGCGTGAAGATCAAGCACAAGCTGAACTACAGCACCCCGACACCGCGTGGTAAAGCCTCAGAAGAGGACACAACCGAAACCCCGATGTGGGTCAACAAAGGCGGGAAGCTCACCATCCTACAGGAAGACCAGGGCAACTTGTTTACCCTCGGCGGGGATCCGGACGGAAAGTTACGCGCGGCGAAATAAGCCGCGCTTGATAGCCCATAGTTTCAGTTTTTCTACATCTATCTTTAAGGAATTTTTATGTCTCAGTTAGACAGCGGTACCTTCAAGCAGGTCAAAGACCTGGTTCTTTCCGGTTATCACCTGAATGATATTCATGGCCTGGCTTGCCCGACCGCATTACTGCCAGAGGGTACTGGCATTGAAAGCCTCGAGCGCTTTTCTCTGGAGCGTTTCCGCTTTCGTGGCGCAATGACCACAACCAGTATTGACGACTTCGCACGTTATTCTAAAGGTTACGCCAGCGACAGTGAGCCAGCTCGTTGCTTCATTGACGCTGACAATATGACCGCCCGTTCAGTGTTCAACATCGGCACCCTGGATAATCCCGGTCACGCCGATAACGTTGCTTCAATCACCCTGAAGAAAACCGCCCCGTTCCGCGCGTTACTGCAGATCGATGGTCAACGTCTGAAGCAAAAGCAAATCGCTGAATGGCTGGAAGACTGGAGTGATTACCTGCTGGCGTTTGACGCCGATGGTAATACGATGCAGATTTCCCAGGCTGCTCAGGCAGTGCGTCGTATCACCATTCAACAAGCAACCCAGCAGGACCATGAAACTGGTGATTTCGCTGGTAAAAAATCGCTGATGCAAAGCGTTGAAGCAAGCAGCAAAGACGTTATGCCTGTGGCGTTCGAGTTCAAATGTGTGCCGTATGAAGGTCTGGGCGAACGCCGCTTTAGCTTGCGTAACAGCCTGCTGACCAGCGATGAACCCTGCTTTGTTCTGCGCATCATCCAACTTGAAGCCCAGGAAGAAGAGATCGCCAACGAATTCCGCGATTTGCTGATCAGCAAGTTCGAAGGCGAATCAGTGGAAACTTTCATCGGTAACTTTAAAGCCTAATTGCTCTGCATTAAATCCCCGGCGCCGCGGGGATTTATTGAAGCGTAATTCCATTAATTATCGCCAACCGGCGAGGGATTCGTGCAACCAAAATCTGCGCGGTGCAGCGCGCTAATATGGAGAAAACCATGAGCTACATTCAGACATTATCCGGCAAAAAATTTAACTACCTGACCGCCACTATCGACGATATCGATGTTGAGGATATCGCGACTGCTCTTTCCAACATCTGTCGATTCGCTGGGCATCTTCCAGAGTTCTACAGCGTGGCCCAGCACTCTGTGCTTGTAAGCCAGATTGTGCCGCCAGAGTTCGCCTTTGAAGCGCTGATGCACGACGCTGCGGAGGCATATTGCCAGGATATTCCGGCCCCGCTCAAAGCCTTGCTGCCTGACTACCAGCGCATGGAAACTTATATTGATGGTCTTATCCGCTTTAAATTCGGTATCCAGCTTGAGCAAGCTGCCGTCGTGAAATATGCCGATCTAACCATGTTAGCTACCGAGCGCCGTGATCTGGAAATCGATGACGGTTCGAAGTGGGAAATTCTCGAAGGTATTCCCTGCTCTGATCTCGTTCAGGTTATTCCTCTCCGTCCTGGTCAAGCCTATGGCATGTTCATGAATCGCTTTAACGAACTGGTGGAGCTGCGCCAATGCGCCGCATGAAGGTAAAAGAACTCGTAGCGGAGGCTTTTGCCTCCGTTGCTGAATTGCCACCAAAGCATGCACCGCTTATGCGCGAAGTCGCCACCAGACTAGAAGCTACGTTCGCAGCATTAAAAGAGTCTTTGGTGCAACTGGAACAGGAACGTAAAGGTAAAACGCCATGACCGTATTTGAATATCTCCAGGCTCATCCGAATACCACCAGCGGTGAAATCGCCAAAGGTATGAACAAAAAGACACCCGCGGTCGCTGGCGCATTATCGCAACTCTATGGCACCGGCCGGATCGTGAAGTCTGGTGTTCGCAAGGGAATTCCTACTTACCGTGTTAACGATATGCCGTTTGGGTGTAGTAACAGCCTAACCATGATGTTTAACCAGCTATTGAACAAAGCCAGACAGGGAACCGCGCTATGAGCACTGGTATTGAACTCATGCAGCATGCGCTGGGCATCAGTGAGCGAAACCGCACGCCATACCGTAATTATTTCCTGGCTGGCGAAGGGCATACGGATAACGTGAAGTGGGAAGAACTGGTATCTGATGGTTTCGCTACCTCCCGTCCCGCGCCTGATTTCGTAGGTGGCGGAACGCTTTACCACGTCACAGAAAAAGGCGAGGCAACGGCAATTTCTGCACTGCCAGAACCGAAGAAGCGCACTCGTTACGATGATTACCTTCACTCAGAAGTTTGTGAGTCGTTTGGGGAGTGGCTGGGGATTGAGTTGCCGGTTTACGAGGACCGTGAAGTTGGTCGGTACAAATGGGAATACCGTATGGTTCGCCGGTCGCGAGCATATTGGGATTCGTATTATGACGTTCGCGGTGATTGGATGCCGACAAAGAAAGCGGCAAAGGCAAGTTACAAAGAAGCACTGCGCAAATCGAAACTGGAGGCAGCCCAATGACAGCACTCAACAAACAGGCGCTGCGTGAAGCGGCGGAGAAGGCGCTACCGGCTATGAAGCGGTTACTGATGATGCCAAACGATGAGTTGTTTGATGAGGCGCTGCTAAACGTCGATGGTGATGTTGGCGCGGCTAATGCATTCAACCTGATCGCTGGACCGGAAACCATGCTGGCGCTGCTGGATGAAAATCTCCAACTACAGCGCGATAAGGATTCTCTTGAAGCAGCAGCGCTTGCTATGCGTGACGATATGCGGGAAGCGCACGAAAAGTTGGAAGCCGCAGAGAAGCGCATAGCAGAACTGTCAGCGAGCCACAGCAAATTGCGCGACACAATGGCGACCATCCACAACACAATCCGAATGGATGGCGGCTATACGCCACTGGCAGCAATCCTTAACGCTGCTAAACGCGCACATGAAGAATCAGCAAGCGCCGCTGGCATTGGCGTGAAGGGGGAGTGAGATGGAAAACGTTAACTTTGTAGTGCAACTGCTTAAGAGTGATGAATGCGTAACGCTCATGGCCCACGCAGAAGTCAGTAAAGCTGAGCTTATTGACGAAGCCATTCGCCAGGGTGAGATTGAAGAAGATGAGCGAGAACGCTTCGATAAGGCCGAGTTTTGCGCCAACAAGTGGATGAAGGCAGTTCCGCGCGCTGGCTACTCAACCTACTACTACGAATCGCGTGAAGGTGTTCGCGGAGCATTCAAAGCAACCTGTCTACAGTATCTCTGGTGAGGACTAACCCATGACAACTAACAACCACCCGGCGCACGGTCCTGTATCACTCGAACGCCTGCACCAGATACGCGAAATACTCAGCAAAGCAGCAGCACAAAGCGACGGCGGTAATCTCGGCTACGCAATGGCTGATGCTGTTAAGGTGATTGATGAGGTACTGGAGCTACGCCGTAACTATCTGGCGCTACGTGGTGAGATTGAAGACGTTCAGGCGCAACTCTACGAGGCTGAAAACCGGAATGAGGCCGACGCTACGGAGCTACAGGAGCGCCGCAAGGCTGGTAGCGCGGAGCCTATTTACCAGTTATTTGACGCAGGCTGGTACGACACAAACAAAAGCACTTATTACGATGTGACTGGTGCTGGTATGAAAGGGCGAATTGTCTACGCCGCACCGCAGCAAGCGTCGTTAGTGCCGGATGAAAAGCCTATGCCAGAAGCGTCGAAAATGCATGCGATAGATGCTGTAGCTGCAATCGCAGAAGTCAGGGGATGGAACGCCTGCCGCGCCGCAATGCTTAAAACAGCACCAAAACAGGAGAATATTTAACGTGAACAATTTAATGATCGACCTCGAATCCATGGGCAAAAAACCGAATGCCCCTATCGTCTCCATTGGAGCCGTATTCTTCGATCCGCAAAGTGGTGAACTGGGTCAGGAGTTTTACACCGCCGTTAACCTTGAAAGTGCTATGGAACAGGGAGCAGTGCCGGATGGTGACACTATTCTGTGGTGGTTAAAACAAAGCCCAGAAGCACGATCAGCAATCTGTGTTGATGATGCTCTGCCAATATCGTCTGCCCTATCTGAACTGAGCCATTTCATTAATCGGCATTCTGATAACCCTAAATATTTAAAGGTTTGGGGCAATGGAGCTACTTTCGACAACGTTATATTGCGCGGTGCATATGAGCGTGCCGGCCAAGTTTTCCCGTGGCAATTTTGGAACGATCACGACGTCAGAACCATCGTCACATTAGGCAGAGTTGTGGGTTTCGATCCAAAGCGAGATATGCCATTCGATGGGGTTGCACATAACGCACTGTCCGATGCGCGCCATCAGGCAAAATACGTGTCCGCGATCTGGAAGAAGTTGATTCCGACCACCAGAAGCGATCTGTAATTCCCCTGGGTGCAGCCAGGTTGTATGGAGAACGTCTATGAATACTTTGTTTTTACTTATGGCTGAGTTCAACACGCCTAACATCGAGCTATCAGCTGTATGCCAAAAGTATTTCGGTATGAGCCCTAACACAGCAGAAGCGAAAGCAAATGCCTGCCAGTTGCCTATCCCGACTTATCGTGTAGGAACATCGCAGAAAGCAAAGCGCTGCATCAACATTCAGGATCTTGCTGAGTATATAGACCAGCGACGGGAAGAAGGCAGAATTGAATGGGAAAGGGTTAGAACGAACAAACAGAAAAATAGTTGAGTTCCGCACTGATAAAAAAGAAAAACCCGCCATCTGGCGGGTTTTCAAAAAGCACCAGCTATAATCATGCTGCCTTGCGACGACGAAGCTTACCCTGTTGCTCTTTACCAGAGACAATAGCGTGCGTGAACGCGTTAGGAGCAGCCTTCATCAGAACTTCAACAGCAGCACCCATACCTGCGAATGCTTTCATTGTGTCGAACTTAACCTGTGGCTTGGTTGCTTTTTGATCTTTCATAGAAAACTCCCGAGACGATAAGGGCGCCTCTAACCTCTTAGTTAAAGCTAGCTTGTCCAGCCAACTTGTGCCAATCGGTTCCTCCGATTGGTGACATCGTTTTTGGTAGTGAGAATACATAACGACTGTCCCAGATGTACCTTTAAGGTAATCCGGATGGATATCCTACAATCTGTAGACACTCGTCGTCTACACCTATTGTGCGAATTTCAGAAATGTCTCTTGTAGATTATCTGTGGCTGTAGACATCACGTAGCCACACTTTTCCATGCAAAAACCGAACGACTCATAAAATGGCTGCAACTCTGGAACGGGTTCAATAATCTGAACGACCTCACACTCGACAGCCTTACAAAAAACAAAGGCACTCATTAGTGTGAGCAAAACCATTCGCCCTTTTAGTGGGTGTGATTCATCTTCCCTTGAGAACCTTTCAACAATATGGATGCGAAAGATTTTATCTTCAACCCCATAAACACAAATTGCTGCCCCTGATGGAATACCCTGCACTACTCCTTGCTGAACAAGTTTGATGCAGAATTCATACTTATCATCAGAATTACCATAGGCACTGAGCATATAATCCCACTCAAGCTCGCCATAACCACCACAGAGGATCTTATAATCCTCATCACTGATCGGGCCAACTGCGAGAGGCAACCCCACATGGTCAATAACTAACTGAATGTTGTTACGAACAGATTGACCTATCTCGTCTAAAGTGAGCAT